AGAACTATAGGAGACTAAAATGAATTGGTTTGAAAACAAAACAACACAAATTATAGCTTTAGTTGGAATTGTTACAACTTTAGCCGGCTTCGGCTACCAGGGCGCGCAATACGTTAATAGATTAGATAATCTAGAAGCTCAGATAAGTGGCATAGGTGATACAGAACAAGCACAACAAGCTATTGAAGAACGTTTTGCATCTATTGAGACTTCAGTTAAGTTTTTAGAAAAAGAAATAGACAGCGTAGAAGTGCCAGATGTTACTGAAATAAAAACAGACATCGCCACTATTAAAGCAGGCTTAGACAGTCTTGAAAAAACAATTGATAAACTACAAACTGGCAACCCATTAGCAGGATAATAATATGAAATTTAATTTAATTAAAAATGTAGTAGGTGCTTTAGCCCCTACCCTTGGTTCAGCGTTAGGTGGACCATTAGGTGGTCAAGCAGCCTCAGTTATTGCTGGCGTACTTGGATGTAAATCAGATCCAAGCAGCAACTCCAGAACAAATGTTAGAACTTAAAAAAGCTGAACAAAATTTTGAGCTACAAATGAAAGAACTTGAAGTAGATGTATTTAAGCTAGAAGTAGAAGACAAGCAAGACGCTAGAGGTAAGTTCAGCAAAGACTGGACTGCTAGAATTATGGGTACTGCTGTTGTGGGTGGTTTTATGGGTTATATATTTTTAGTAACCTTACAACCACCAGAACAAAACTCTGAAGCTTTAATTAATTTAGTGTTGGGATACTTAGGAGGTCTAGCAAGTGCTGTCATATCTTTTTATTTTGGCGCTTCAAATACCTCGGACAAGAAAGATGGCGAATAGAACTACAGTACAATCTGTTGCATCAGATTTAAAATCACATGAAGCAAAGTGTGAAGAAAGATGGAAAAGCATATTCAAAGAAACAGCAGAAATAAAAGAAGAAATGAACGATCTAAACAAAACATTAAGAATGGCAATGTTTGGAACATTTGGTTTTATGTCAACGCTTTTAATAGCTTGTGTAACAATTCTATTCGGAAACTAATGCATACTTCAGATAAAGGCTTTGAGCTTATAAAAAAATTTGAAGGCTGTGAGCTTGAAGCTTACCAATGTGCAGCAGGTGTATGGACAATAGGTTATGGTCACACCAAAGATGTACAAGAAGGTGATAAATGGGCTAAAGAAAAAGCAGAGTTTATGTTGTGGCGTGAACTAGAAGATGAATATGAAAATTACATTAATGAATTGGTAACAGTTCCAATGAATCAGTGTCAATTTGATTCATTGGTTTCATGGGTATATAACTTAGGCCCAGCAAACTTAAAAAGCAGCACACTTCTTAAAACTTTAAATTTAGGCAATTACAATGGAGTTCCAGAACAAATTATGAGATGGAACAAAGCTACTGTAGATGGTAAAAGAAAAGTTTTGGCTGGGCTTACAAGAAGAAGAAAAGCAGAAGCATTAATGTTTGAAGAAAAATCTTGGGAACATATATAAAATGGCTTTACAGAAAACCTTATTTAAACCAGGGATAAATAGAGAAGGAACTGACTACAGTAATGAGGGGGGATGGTTTGATATTAATCTTGTTAGGTTTAGGAAAGGATTGCCTGAAAAATTTGGGGGTTGGTTAAAACTTACAACCGATACTTTTCTAGGAACATGTAGAGCTTTGCACGCTTGGGTTTCTCTGGGTGGAGATAAATTATTGGGACTAGGGACAACTTGGAAATATTACATTCAAAAAGGTAATGTTTTTTACGACATTACGCCAATACGATCAACAGATTTAAACGTTACTACTTTTGCAGCAACCAATGGAAGTGCTGTTATAACAGCTACAGATACCGCTCATGGAGCTGTTATCAACGATTTTGTAACTATAAGTAATGCTGTTAGTTTGGGCGGATTAATAACTGCCGCTGTTTTAAATACAGAACATCAAATAACTTCTATTACTACCAATACATACACTTTTGTTGCTTCTGCTACAGCTAATGGTAGCGATTCGGGAAATGGCGGGTCTGCAACAGACGCGGCTTATCAAATAAATGTAGGGCTAGATGTATATGTACCAGCTACAGGATGGGGTGCAAATAATTGGGGTGAGGGGACTTTTGGCTCTTCTACTGCGTTAAATGAAACAGGACAGTTAAGATTATGGTCACATGACCACTTTGGCGAAAACCTTATTATTAATGCTAGAAATGGTGGTATTTATAAGTGGACAGAAAACAACGGCGTAACAACTAGAGCAGTTGAATTATCTGGTATATCTGGAGCTAATTTAGTGCCTACCAAGGGTATTCAAGTTATTGCATCTGAAAAAGACAGGCATTTAATTGTGTTAGGAGCCGATCCTATTAGTGGTAGCTCTAGGTCTGGAACAATTGATCCAATGTTAATTGCATTTTCCGATCAAGAAAACGAATTGCAATTTGAGCCTTTAATTACCAATACTGCTGGATCTTTAAGGTTATCTTCTGGATCTTCTATTATTGGCGCTAATAAATCTCGTCAAGAAATATTAGTTTGGACTGATACTGCTTTGTATAGCATGCAGTTTGTTGGACCGCCATTTACTTTTGCTATTAACTTAATTAACGAAGGCACAGGTTTAATAGGACCCAAGGCTTCTGTTACAGCTCCAACCGCAGTATTTTGGATGGGCTACAACAACTTTTACGCTTACAACGGTACGGTACAGTCTTTGCCTTGTAGCGTTCAGAATTACATTTTTTCAGATATTAATCTAACTCAATCTTTTAAAATTAACGCTTTTACAATTAACGATAAAAGTGAAATAGGTTGGTTTTATTGCTCGGCATCTTCAACAGAAATAGACAGATATGTTATTTATAATTATGTAGAACAAACTTGGATATATGGTTCTTTAAGCAGAACAGCTTGGTTAGATTCTGGTATTGAAAACTACCCACGCGCTGTTAGTAGCGGATATATTTACCAACAAGAGGTAGGTTTTGATGACGATGAATCGCCGATGACAAATGTTTTTATTGAAAGTTCAGACTTTGATATAGGTGATGGCGATAAATTTAGCTTTATTAGAAGATTAATACCAGATTTTAAGTTTTTATCTAATTCTGATGGTGGAAAAGTTAATATTGTTGTTAAAACAAGAAACTTTCCAGGTGATTCTTTAACAACAAGAGCAACTAGCTCTATTGGCTCTACAACGCAACAAAGCAATATCAGAGCAAGAGGACGACAAGCTGTTTTAAGGTTTGAATCCGATGATGATGATGCAACAGCAAATACAAACGTTGGGTGGAGGCTAGGAGCTACAAGACTAGACGTAAAAACAGACGGTAAAAGATGAGTAAAATTCTTCAGTCTCAACTTCCATTAGCTTATGGAGATACTGCTTCTGTTGAGGTTTTTAATAGACTTGTTAGAATTTTAGAGATAAACTTAGGATCAGTAGACCCTGATAATACTTTACAATTATCAAATACTGAACGTGACAAATTAAACTTTAATATTGGCACGCTAATCTTTAATACTACAACCGAAGTGTTGCAAGTATATAACGGGTATGAATTTTTAGATTTAGGAATACCTGCAAATCCTCAAGGATACCAAGCTAAAGGTTTAGTTGGGAATGTATCTGTAACTACAAATGGGGATGTAACAATAAATTTAGGCTCATCTTTATATGACTGGGATATTGAACAATATTACAACTAAGGTGCTAAAATAACATATGGAACAAGGTATGCTGAACGGCCAACAAAAACAAAATTTAAAAGGTATTGCATCTTTAGGAAGACTTGAAGACAATCATTTAGCGCATGTTGCTCAGGGCGAAAGAATTATTCCTTCAATTGTTGCACAAAACAATCCAAAATTAATTAAACAAATAGATAAGTCTATTTCCAAGTATGGAGTGAATCCTAATTCATTTGTAGTTGGAAATAGGAATATGGAAATAAACCCACAAACAGGATTGCCTGAGTTTGGGTGGCTTTCTAAAATTGCAAAAAAATTAAAAAAAGTTGTAAAAAAAATAGCTCCTATAGCAGCAGTTATTCCAGGACCTTGGCAACCATTTGCTGTTGTATATAACAAAGGTAACGCATTAAACAATATTGCAAAAGGTGATGGATCAATTTTTGATGTAATGACTTTAGGCGCAGGAGGCTCTCAAAAAGTATTTGGGGACAAAGGTGCTTTAGCAAACATTAAAGCTGGAACAGGTATTGGAAGTTTATCAAATGTTACAAATGCTTTAAGTTCTAATGTAGGTTCTTTTATGAATGCTCCCAGAGAATATTTATCTAATATTGGAGAACAAGTAGCTAGAGATCAAAAAGCTGGGTATGGCGGTATTTTTGCAAACGTAGGTCCTAAAGGTTATGGCGGCCAATTTCTTGAAACAACATCTAGTTTAGCTAATCCTTTAAGTGGTACAGGCATTATGC